CGCTGTCGGAAGGCGTCGCCGCCGCAGGCCAAGCCATCACCATCGCCCAGGTCAACGCGACCGCCCAGCAATGGGGCGACCTGGTGCGCGTGACCGATGTCGCCGACATGACGATCGCACACCCTCTGTTCAAAAAGGGCACCGACCTTCTGGCGATTCAGCAGGTTGAAACCATCGAGCGCAATGCCTTCACCACTTTGATGACCGGTACGCAGGTCAACTATGCGAATGGTCGTGCCAACCGAGCCGGCATCGTGGCTACTGATGTCATGACGCCTATCGAGTTCTCGAAGCAACTGGGTTCTCTTTCGACGTTCGGCGCTCCCATGTTCGACGGCTCCGAGGCGACGGACATCTTTGTCACTGCCGGCAAGGCCGTGAAGCCCAAAGACCCAGCCGCCATGCCGCACTACATCGCGGTCATGCACAATCTGGTCGAGCAGGATATGCGCCAGAACAGCACCATCGCCACGGCATGGGGCTATTCCGACATCAATCGTCTGTACAACGGCGACCTTGGCTACTGGGGTGGCATCCGTTCCTGTACCAGCAACATGGTCCCATACTGGACTGGCGTTGCTTCGCCGACCAATGGCGCTGGTTCAGCAACGGGCGGCGCTCTGGCGAACAATACTTACTACATCCAGATCACGGCGGCACCAGTCTTAACCTCGGTTGAGCAAAACGTCTATCAGGTGAGCGCTGGCGCTGCTGTCGGCGGCGCGGGTAGCGGCTCGCTGAGCGTTACCCTTCCGACTCTGGCCGGGTATGTGTTCAGCATCTATATCGGCACAACGACTTCGCCGACGAATCTCGGCCTGTCTGCTTCCGGTCCGGCAATGGGTCCGCTGGCCGGCCAAGCCACGCAACTGGCTTCCGGTTCGACGGTGGTTATCACCGGCATCGGCGCGGCCCAAACGCCGCCTGCTGCGCCGGCAACCGGGGTGACGGTGTTCCCAACCTTCTTCTTCGGCAAAGACGCCTACGGCACCTGCATGCTGGACAACATCAAATACACCTACTTGACGATGCCCGACAAGTACGACCCGATGAACCAAACCAAGGTGGCGACTTGGAAAACGATGTATGGCAACATCATCTTGAACAACGCCTACATGTCGCGTACCGAATCGTCCAGCGCCTTCAGCGTCGGATATTCGGCTGGCACGGCAACCGAGTAACGAAGGGCGGCGGGGCGGCCTGGCTGCCCCGCCTTTTTAGGAGGCTATGATGGAAAATGAACAGCAAGGCGGCGATCAAGACGAGCCTAGCGCGGCAGTCGATCCCATCCCCGAGAACGAAAAGCAGATTGTGCAAGAGGAACTCGATGCGGAGCAGGCTGCGGTCTCGGTCGAACAGGTTGCGGTAGCACAGGAAGAATCTGCGGCCCTCCCGCCCGGGCACGTCGTGCATCGATCTTTTGCGAGGTAATGCCATGGCAAGAACTGAGCAGGATATCGAAAAACTGATGGCTGAAGTTGCCGAACTGAAGGCACAGCTTGAAGTTGAAAAAACCGGCCGTACTGCCGCCGAGCAGATGGCCCACACTTTGGCGCAATTCAGCGCGAACGGTTCCGAACAGCCGACGGGCAAGACGCTGAAAGTGAAGGTCTGCGTCAATCCCGAAGAACGGGATGCGAAAAAGCAGGTGTGGACGGAAATTGAATTCCCAACGTTCGCCTACCGAATCGACATCCCGGTCGGCTCTGGCATTTCCCTGTCCACCAATGGCAGGGAATATTACCATGGCGAGACCTACGAATTTACCGAGCGCGGCCTGGCCGACATCAAGAGCCGTGTTGCCCGGTGCTGGGATCATGAGAAATCAATTCATGGCGACAACGAAAACGCCTATCGTCAACAACGTGGATGGAGAGAAGCCAAGGTATGAGCACCGAACAAGCCCAAGATTCAGGAGCGCCTGACGTTTTGCAAAGGCATGACGTTGCCGGTCAATTCAGTTTCAGTGTGAAGCTCGATCAATCGAACGATAAAAGCTTCAACATCACCGGATTTATCTATGCCGGTGATGATCTGGAAACTTCCTGCGCGAGAATCAGTATGATAGATGAACTGGTCTCGCACCAGATCACGCTCAGTTCGATTCCCGTCATGGAAGCTGATCTTGAGCAGCGCCTGCGCGCCATGGATCAGTACGTCGAACACTTGCGCGGCCTGCAAATCCAGCGGGAGGAATTCTCGAAGACGGCGAAGCCCACCTCGTTACAGCGCAAGCAGTACGCTGACAGCACGCAGGTCATCGAGCAATCCACGACCAACATCGAGGCCATGAAAAAGGATATCGAGAAGCGCCGCGATGCCATCAATACCGCTAAGTCCAAGGTGGCCTACTCATGCCCATGACGTCCGCCCAAATCGTTACCCAAGCGCTTTCCATTGCGAAGTGCCCGGGGTATCAGTTATTGGGCGGACAGCAGTTCAATTTGGTCTTGAATGACCTCTCTATGAAACGGGATTTGAAGGCAAATCTCGTGACTGAACAGATTCCGATTGCCACGAACAGCAACGGGCCATTCAATTTCCCGGCGAACTACTTGCGCACCTACGACATGTTTTATTTGGTATCGAGCGTGCCATATTTCCTGAATCCCTGCTCTCTCAAAGAGTATGATGCTGAGACTCAGCAGCAGGGCTTGGCGTCATATCCCTACGAGTGGGCCTCGGATTTGTCTGCGGTGCCGAACGGTGGCGTCGGTATCTTCTATGTGTACCCGCAGTCTGGCAACAATATTACGGTCACGCATCGGTATTACCTGAAGCAGCCGGAAATCGCGAACCCACAGAGCAGCACAGCAATTCCTTGGTTCGCCGATCAGGATTATTTGGTAAAGGCACTGTCCGCACGCATGATGCAGATCACGGACGATGATAGGAAAGCTGCATTTATGGCCGATGCCGAAGCGGTGCTGCGCCCGTATTTGGTCGAAGAGGGCGATGAGCAGCAGGTGGTGAAGGAAATTCAACTTGATCCTCGCCGCTTCCGCATGCGTGGAAATCTCCCGGCAAACAAAGTCGATCCATTCTCGCTTACGTAAAGGCAGGCGAGCATGGCGAACGCCAAAGAATACCCTGTCCGCTTCACCCCTCGCGGCTTGTCCGATGCATGGGACGCCACGGACACATTCGTCGGCGCTTGCCGCTATCTCACGAACCTGATTTTCGCGCAGACCGATCCCGAACTTGTAATTGCGCGCCCTGGCGTCGGCTCCGGCATCGTCAATCTTGATGACCCCAATGCGCTGATTTGGGGTTCCTTCACGTGGGGCACGGGTAACTGGAGTTCCGGCTTCCTTGGTGCGACCTTCATCAGCGTGCAGGTGGCCATCGGAAATCTGGTCTACGGCATGGTCTCCTGCACGATCTATGGCGCCTATGATGTGCCGTTTTGCTACGACCTGAATGCCGACCAGTTCATCCCGGTATCTGGCTCGAACGCCGGGAACCTCCCTGCCTCGCCGGCAGTATCTGGTGACTGGGTTCCGCCCACCATGGCGGTGATCGGCGATCAGATCATAGTCACACACCCCGGATACAGCGCATTGCCCATCAATGCCACATTGACAGCCTCTATAAGTGGATCGGAATTGATAGTCACAGTTGTGACCGGAACACTTGTTCTTGGAAGCAATATATCCGGCACTGATGTCCCCGCCGGAACAGTAATCAATGGCTTTATCGTTGGCAGTGGCACATTCGGCGGTGCTGGCACCTATACACTGAATAACACGGTGGTAGATGGCGTCGCTTCTGAGTCGATGACGGCTTCGAGCTTTGCCTATTTCGGCGTGATTAATATCGGCAACCCGCAGGCGCCTTATTACTACGCGACGAATACGGGTATTTTCCCGCTTCCTTCGGTTCCTGCTGCCGTCACGAACTTCAATAACCGCGCCTATTTTGCGTGCGCGAATTCGGCCTATTTCAGCGATGTTTTGTTCCCGACGCAAATGACCAATGCGGGCCAGGCGCTGACTTTGGGCGACCCCACGCCGATTCAAGGATTCTGCGGGCTGCCTATTGAAACAACGACATCCGGCGTGGTGGGTGCGCTGATCGTATTCAAAGAATTTCAGATTTGGCAAATCACTGGCGATGAAGCCATAACCGGTACGCTCGCGCAAGATTTTCTGTCTCTGACGGGCGGCACCAAAGCGCCTCGCTCTATCGTGCAAACGCCAGTCGGGACGATCTTCGCCGGATTCGATGGGCCATACTTCGTATCGCCGCTTGGGCAGGTGCTACCCCTGACGAATAGCTCCAACAGCCTCGTCCCAGACATCCAGCGGCCATTCCAAAACATCATCGATCCGTCCCGCGCTGCCGCAGCTTTCACCGGCAGCATTTACCGGATTTGCATGCAGACCGTGATTGATGGCGTCGAGGGAGGCTTCGATTATTGGTTCGACGTGACGAAGCGGCGCTGGAGCGGTCCGCATTCCTTCCAGTACGATTGCGCCACTCAGGCAGGGAATTACTTTGTCATATCGGGCGCGGAAAACGGCCCGACGCTTTGGGCAAGCCAATATATCCCCTCTTTGAGTTCGGTCTACAACGACAACGGCGTAGCCCTATCGGTCTTCCTGCAAAGCTCAATGCTGCCGAAGACATCGAATATCAATCAAAAGCAGGTGATCGAATCCACTATCGAGCTATCGACGGCTTCCGCGTCTCTTGATTACACGATAAATTCGATTGATGATCACGATCAGACGCTGGGCACCGCCGACATCACGATCCTAACGCCGCTTCCTACTTGGGGCAGCTTCACTTGGGGTGATGGCTCTTTGTGGAGTCAGTCGAATATTCAGCCATGGACGTATCAGGTTCCTTGGCCGGCGCCGCTTGTTTTCAAAAAGCTTGCCTATCAGGTGTCCGCGACCTCTTCCTACAATTTGGCAATCGGCACGATTTTTTCCAAATACCGAGACTGCGGCTATACGAACGTTATCGGGCCGTGGAGCTATGTCGCGCCGTCGCCCGCACCAGCCGTTCCCGCCGCGCCGCAGAATTTGACTGCAGTGGGCGAAAACTTGGAGACCGTAGAAAGCTGGACCAATGTCTACAACGCTACAAGCTACAATTTGTATTGGTCACTGACGCCGGGTGCGGGGGTAAGCGGCACGAAAATAAGCGGTATCACGGAAACCACATACACGCAAACCGGCCTGACGAACGATGTCACCTATTACTATGTGGTGACTGCTGTCAATGCTGCCGGAGAGTCTGGCCCTTCGAATCAGGCTTCGGCAACGCCAATCTTTTCATCGCTTTATGTTTCCGTCTATCCCGTGAATGTGTATGGCTCGATTTATTCGTTTGGTAGGCTTTCAAATGGTCAGTTATCGCCGACTTCGCCGGCGTCCACTTTGTGCGGTCCCGCTCCTGGATTAATGGTTACTACGCCTGATGGTTTATATGTCTATAGCGTCGATAGTTCTGGATATATTTACCAATTTTCTCGCAATGTGGGCACCGCCGTGCTTACCCCGTTGCCAGCCGCTTCCATAACAACTCCTGGTAACAGTGGAATTTCTATTCATCCATCGGGAAATTATGTCTACACTTTTGGCGGCAATGAGGTTTATACATACACCGTTTCGGAGAACGGGAACTTGGTTGAATTGAGTAGCGTAAGTTGTGGTGCAGCGTCTGGATATGTGGCGGTTCACCCCACTGGGAATTTCCTTTATGTGGTGGGAGGACAAGATATATTCCAATTCGCCATTAGCGATACTGGGGTCTTGTCGGCGCTCGATCCGCCTTATGTGAATCAGTATTTGGGGTGCAATGGAATCGCAGTTACGCCAAATGGAAACTACCTATACTCCCTTGGCACAAGTGACGGAGTTGGTTCTGTTTTTCAATATAACATTTCCGAAAATGGGACGATTTCCATCGCAGGAACCCCGATTGCCTGCGGCAGTGAAATCTACTTTATCGCTATATCGCCGAACGGAAATAATTTGTATGTCCCCAATCAGGATAATGGGACCGTTGTTCAATACTCTATCGGCTCCGATGGCACTCTTGCTGCGCTCAGCCCTGCCACTGTCGCATGCGGCACGCTGCCAAAGATTCCTGCCTTTTCGCCAGATGGTAAATATTTTTACGTTGGCGAAGTTGATAGCGGATTGGTGTATCAATTCTCATGTGGCACAAATGGGACTTTGTCCGAATTGACTCCTTTTACGGTGGGAACTGACTCGACATCAATAACAGGCATTGCAATTCATTAAATATCTTGTAAAATCCACGAAATCACCGGAGATTCACCATGGCAATTGTAGGAAGCCTACCAAACAATATTCAGGATGGCCAGATTGCCGATGCTGTTCCTGTGATGGCGAATTTTCAGTGGATCATTGACCAAGTCAATGCCAATGCCGCCAGCACCTCCTATGTCACTACTGCTATTGCGACGGCGGTTGCCACTCTCGGTCCGGCTGGCGGGGCCACGCAAATTCAGTTCGACAACTCCGGGGTTTTCGGCGGGAGCGCCCTTTTTATCTGGGACGGCAACAATGTCACTATCGGCGATCCAGGCTCGCCTGGATCGGGCAATGGCTTGCTGGCGGCCGGTTCGATCACTTCGACGCATAACTCCGCTATTACTGGCGTGACCGGCGCGTCGCTGCGCTACGACTCCACGGCAGGCCTCGGGTATATCACCTGTTACAACTGGAGTGGCGCCGCGTATGAGCCTTTTGCGCTGGCAAGTACGACCGTCGCCATGCAGAATGCCACGGGCGGCGCATACAAGGCTCAGCTTGACCTGAATGGCTCTTGGCTGGTGGGCTACACCTCCACCAACAGCCCGAGCTACTTGCTTCAAGTCAACAGCCAGATTTACGCGACCAATGCGACCATTGCGACATCGGACGCCACGGTAAAAACGAACGTCGAGCCGCTTGGTGCATCGTCCGACATCGTGCGCGCTCTGAAGCCGGTTACCTTCGACTTCATCCCGAACGAAGTCCACAACTTTTCCACGGACCATCAAGTTGGCTTCTTGGCGCAGGATATCCAGGCGGCGCTTTCCGGTACGTCCTTCGGCGCATCCGTTGTGCATAAAACCGCTGCTGCCGAAAAGCACGTGGATACCGGCGAAACCAAAGATGAGCACGGCATGATGGTAAAGACACGAAAGACCGTAAAATCCGTGCCCTTGCTTGCTTTGGCCGATACCAAACTTATCCCGTTGATCGTGAAGGCTTGGCAGGAGCATGATACGACGATTTCTGCACTGAAAGAAGAAATCGATAAGCTGCGAGCCGCCATGGCGGTCAGCCTTACCGCACCGGGAGCGCCGACATGAAAAAGATTATTCTCTGCGCTCTCCTGCTCGCAACTTCGCTTGCGTTCCCGCAGACTACGACCAAGGGCGGAAGCGGCGCAAGTTCGTTTTCTCAACTGACTGGATCGGCATCTTGCGCGCAGCTTCCGGCGCTTACTGGTGATGCGACAACTAGCGCGGGAAGCTGCGCGACCGCGCTTGCGACGGTCAATTCCAACGTAGGCAGCTATACCAACGCTAATATCACGGTCAATGCCAAGGGTTTGATTACGGCAGCGGCTAACGGGTCTTCGGGAGCGGTCTCCATTTCCCAAGCAGGTTATTTTGGCGATGGATCGAACGGCAATGTGACCTGCACGGGAGCGTCTACTCTTGTCTCCGATATATTCTACAACAACCTGACTGTGCAGTCAGGTTGCGCCATCAATACGGGCGGGTTCAGAATTTTTGTGTCCGGCACGCTTGATATATCCGTTGCGCCTGCCGGATCGTTCTATATGAATGGAACTGTTGGCAATAATGGCGGCACCGGCACATCTGGCGGGGAAGGTACGGGTGGCGCTGCTACGGGTGCGGTTGCCAGCCACTCCTGTAGCGGCGCTGCGGCATCTGGCGCTGGTGGTGCTGGCGGGGCTGTCGGCACGTCTGGCGGCAATGCCAATTCCGAAGGCGGTCCCGTGCTTAATGGCGGCACTGGTGGGACTGGTGTTTTTGGTGCTGGGTACGCGGGCGGAACGGCAACTGTCGGGACCTATTACCCCGGGGTTTATCCTACTCTTCCTCTATGTAACTCTGAGCCAGTGGCAACCATTTCCGTGCTTTTCGCAGGTCAATCCGGCCCTGGCGGCGGCGGCGGCGCAGGTATCGTTACCTCGAACGAGGATGCTGGTGGCGGTGGCGGTGGTGGTGGTGGTGCTGGCGGTATCGCCATAAGCGCAAACGTCATCGCACGCGGCACAAATTCCACTGCGGGCATCTTTCAAGCCATCGGTGGCGCTGGCGGCACGGGAGGCGGTGCTTACGCCTCTGCTGTTGGCGCAGGAGGCGGCGGCGGCGGTAGCGGCGGCGGCGGTGGGTGGGTTTTGATTGCCTTCGGCTCGGAGACTGGCAGCGCGATCACGGGTGCGGTAGACGTATCCGGTGGCGCGGGCGGAAACGCCGGAAACGGAGTGGGCACGGGCGGCGCAGGCGGCATTGGTGGCGGCTCAGGCGGCAGCGGGCGAGTGCAAATGTACAACATGGGCGCTGGCACGCTGACATCTACTGCGCCTGTCGCAGGGTCGGCAGGATCGTCCAACTCAGGCCTTACTGGCGGTGCTGGGGCATCGAAAAACACAATGCAGGTGAACCTATGAACGAGGATGCCAAGCATGTGATTGACGGCTTTGCTGCCGGCGCCGGGATTGCAACTTTTTTTGATGCGTTGCCGCATATTGCCGCCATTCTTACTGTGGTCTGGTTTGGTTTGAGAATTTTGGAATCGCTGCGCAATTTGGGATGGATCGGGCGCACGGCGCGGACGCGCCATGAGGATGAGGGCGATGAATCTTGATTTGATGGATGCCGAACTGCGGCGCGATGAGGGCGTTGAGTATAGCCCGTACAACGACACGATGGGCATCCCCACCGTAGGCGTGGGCCACAACCTGAAGGTGTCGCCGATTCCTGAGGGTTGGGCCTATCCGCTTACCGATGCCCAAGTCGATCAGTTGCTGAACGATGACCTCAATATCGTCTTCAACGTGCTGGACTACAATCTCGGGTGGTGGCGCAATCTTGACGAAGTGCGACAACGTGTATTGGCGAACATGTGCTTCAATATGGGCATTGCCACGCTGCTTCAGTTCCACAATACCTTGCGCGCCATGCAAACCGGTGATTATCTCGGTGCAGCGGCGGCCATGTCGGCCAGCGCATGGGCCGGCCAAGTAGGGGACCGTGCGACGCGCTTGATTAGCGCCATGAGCAGTGGCGTGATGCAGGAGCCGACGTGAGAGCCGAACTCGGCCTTGTGATTGTGTGGGTTGTGGCCCTGTGCGCCATTTTGTTGCGTAACTTGAAGAAATAGTTTGGGAGTGTCATGATGAACAAGATTGCTGCTCTATGGAACCTTTTCCGAAAGGGAGAAAGTGTCTCTAACCCGCAAGCCTGGACAACTGGTCAAGTCACCGGGAGCATGGTCGGCGGCTTTCTTGGGGCTGGCCTGGTCGTGGCAAAGCTGTTCGGCTACAGCATCCCTCTCACGGATGACCAGCTTGTCACGATTGGCGGCGCTGTCGTTGCTATTGTCGGGCTGTTCGTCCATCCCGCCATTTCGATTGTCACCTCAACCGCAGCCGGCCTGCCAGCCAAAGGAGCGGCTGTGTCAGGAAATGCAGGCGCTCCGGTACAGACAATCTCTGAAGCCGATGTGCAGGCCGGGATTGACTTTGCTAACCAAGCCGCAGGGCAATCCGGCTCCGGGAGAGGCCAAAACGTCGTCTGATTCGATTGAAGGGTATTTAGGCTCCGTTGACGGCCTTCAGGTCAACATGAATTGCAAATATTGAAAGGAATTACCATGTCGTTCAGCCTCTCGCAACTTGAAACCACCGTGGCCGGCCTTGTCGGCCTGCTCAGCCCTGCCGCAAGCCTGGTCTCGGCAATTGCCGGCGTTGTCCCTACCGGCACTGCCGCTTCGACCGTCTTGAGTAGCGCCCAAGCTGGCCTGACTTCAGCCGTCACCGCCGCAGGCGGCATCGAGGCCGATGTCGAGGCCATCTGGCCGCACATCGAGTCGATCTTCACCGCTGCCGAAGGCATTTACGATTCGTTCATCGGCAAGACCGCCGCTCCTGCGCCGGCACCAGTCGTAGCACCGCCTCCCGCAGTCACAGCGGCATAAAGGACCGATCGTGCGATATGCAGCCCTCTTGATGCTGTTTTGCTCCCAGTGCTTTGCTGGCGAAATCATGCTCGACTTGGGCGCGACCCACTTTAGCCAAGCCGGGAATGGCATCTGGTATCAGGAGGGATTTCCGTACGATTTGCACATGACTTCGCCGTCTGTCGCGCTGAAGTATTACACCGACAAGTCAGAAGATGGCTGGCAGTTCGGCGCCGGTTATGATTACATCGGCAAGGCAACTTCTTCCGCGCTGGCCGTGGGCGAGGATTGGAATTACAATGCCAATTCTCCGACGCATTGCAATGGCGCGTGCCTGCCCCTGTCGCACTGGTACGGTTCTGGCGAGGTGGATGGGGTATTCATCGCGGCGCGGAAGAACATCGATTCGTGGATCATCGAGGGCGGCGTCATGGCGACGCGCCCGACGTGGCACGAAGTCGTTCCTGACTTCGTTGGGTGCTACGGTTGCGCGCCCCAGTTCGGCCAGGAAACGCATGACAACAAGATCATGTACGATCCATTCCTATCTGTGGGCTATCGCATCACCGGCAATGTGGCTTTCCTGTTGTCGGCTATTCCGACGCATGCCAAGGGCGATGCGGTGCCCGGCATTTACAAGGGCTATTCGCCCACTGCTGCGTTGGAATTTTCATTCTGAGGAAACGACATGGGCTATCAATCTAATACGACCGTATTCGGCTACGAGCGGCCTCTTGGCTACCAGCAGATCGTTGCAGCAACGCTCGCTACCGCGCAAAAATTCACGATCCCGGCAGCCATTAATGGGCAGCCCATTCGGCGTGCCATCGTTCAAAACAACACGGCTGGTACGGTGCGCTGGCGCGATGACGGTACGCCCCCGACTGCGACTGTCGGCATGGTCATCCCGGCCAACTCGGAATTGGACTACGGCGGACAGATGGAGGCCATTCAATTCATCGTTGACAGCGGCTCGCCGATCTTGGACATCAGCTACTATGCCTAATCGCTTTTTCATCACCGGCTTGCCGCGCTCGCGTACTGCGTGGATGGCTTCGTTCATGACTGCCGGTAAGGCGGTATGCCTGCATGAGCCGCGCAATTGGGAGCATCTTTGGCTTGAAAATGCCTATTTTCCTGTTAATGGGAAAACTCCCGGAAAGATCAGTCACATCGGCATTTCCGATAGCGGCCTCGGCTTCCAGTTGCAGAACATCATCGATACATATGCGCCCCGCGTTCTGATTATCGACCGGCCCATTGATGAGGTTGAGGCATCGCTTGCCGCGCTGAAGACCGGACTGCCGCGTACGAACTTTTGCGAAATCCTGCATAAGTCGCTTGCCGGCTTCAACAGCGGCGAGAAGGGCATCCTGCGCGTGCCGTATCACCTGCTGAGCGACATGCGCACCATGCAGAAGATTTTTTGGCACCTCACGCCAGGTGAGGCTTTCGATGAAGGCCGGTTCCTGATGATGAAGGACATCAATATTCAGGCCGACGTGCGCACTGCCGTGAATTATCTGGCTACGCATTACTCCATCCCGAGGACGGTTATTGCGACATGAAAAATTTCCTGCAAATTGCTTCCGGCGTCGATGTGATGCCCCTGCTGCTGGAGATTCAGCGGCAGCCGGAATTGTGGAATCGGAATCCGTGCCGCCTGGGCAAGATCGCGCCGCACCATGAGACGCAAGACATCATCTTGCGCTACAAGGATGACCGTCCCGGCATGGGCGACTTCAATGAGTGGCTGAAGTTCAGCGATGAGCATATTCCCGAGTGGTATCATGCCGCCGATTTCCTGCCGAGTGCGCGCAAGATCATCTTTGACCTGATGGCCCGCGTGCAGGGCGAAATGCTTGGTGGCGTGTTCCTCTATAAGCTGGAGCCAGGAAAGAAAATCTATCCTCATAAGGATTGGGGTTGGCATCCCGAATTCTATGAAAAATTCAACATATGCTTGTCGAGCAACGAAAGTGCAGGTTTTGGCTATGAGTGTGGCGAAATGATGCGGCAGCGCCCCGGCGACGTGCATCACTTCAGGAATGAAAATTGCCATTTCGTCATTAACGATGGCGGTACGGATCACATTGTGTTGACGGTTTGCATTAAACTAGATCGTGGCGCGAGGATTCCCTTTGCGCCGGAGGGCTGGTCGATGGATGACCAAGTGGAGGCAACATGCCAGCAGCGTGGATCGGCGCAGGCGCAGCAGTCCTAGGCGCCGTAAATTCTAGTAAAGGCAGCGGCAGCCCGACTACGGCCTTTTCTGGCCCGAACACCAATCTCGCAAACAGCGGTTGGGCTTCGGGCTTCAATGGACTGGAAAACGTCGCCAATACCGGCTATGACGCTTCTGCGCCACTGTATGCCCAATCCCTTGCCCAGCAGCAGGGCATCAATTACAGCCCATACCTAAATGCCGCTAACCAGGCCGGCCAGCAATACGGCAACATGGCTGGAGTTGCGCAGAATCAGGCCAATACCTACGGCGCAGCCGGAAACGCGCTCTATCAGGCCGCGTTCAACCCGAACCAAGCGCAGTACAACATGAATGCGAACCAACTGACTGGGCAGGTCAATGCCGGTCAGGCGGCGCGTGGTTTGGGCAATTCGCCAGTTGGGGGGCAGGAATTGAACAACACGATGGCGAATTTCCAGACCGGCTGGAATACCCAACAGCTTCAGAACGAGGAGCAGGGCATTCAGGCCATGGGTCAAGCCTTCACCGGACAGACTGGCGCGGGACAGCAGGCCGCAGGCTACATGCAGCAGGCCGCAGGCGTGCCGCTGTCGGCGCAGCAGTATGTCGCTGGCCAGCCCGCAGCCAATGCCTCGGCCTACACGCAGGAAATGGGCGGTCTCGGATCGCTGTATGGCAACGTCACCGGGCAGGCACTGCCTTACATCACTGGTGGTCAGGGCGCGCAGCAATACAACACCGGCTATAACACGCAGCAGAATTCGGCGAACATGAACCTGCTCACGCAGAGTCTTTCCAATCAAAACTCGGGGTCTCCCGGCTCTTGGCTTAGCAACATGTTCAACTCGGGTAGCGGATCGCAATACGGCCAGTCTGGAATGAGCAATTCCGATCAGCAATCGATTTGGGCATCCAATTCTAACGCTGGCTACGGGTACGGAGGCGTGTAATGTTCACGGGCGGCATTTCCCAGGGCATCCTGAACGGCATGCAGGCGAACCGCGATAATGCGGCGCAAGCTACCGATTTGGCATACAAAAAGCAGTTAATGGCGATGCAAGCCATTGCCTTGGATAACGCACGATCGCAGCAAGCCAAATCGCAGCAATGGGATCAGATGGCCGGGTATGAGGATGCCTTCACGCCGCCCCCGGCGCCACAACCTCCTGCGCTCGGTCAGGCTTCCGTGCCGATGCAGCAAGCACCTCAAGGTCCGCCCCAAGGCCAGCCGCAAAGCCAAGCGCCAGGCGGCATTCCGCCTGGCCTAATGAATGGCATGGGCATGCAGGGTCCGCCTCCTGGGGCGCCTCCGCAGCAGATGGCCCCGCCACAGGGCGCACCGATGCCGCCCGCACAACCGGCTCCGCCACAACAGGCAGCGCCCCCGGCGCAGATTCCGCCATACCAGAGCATGCAAGCTATGCAGCAGCGCCAACAGCAGGCGCCACAGCAGGCGCCCGTTCCTATGGCCCCGCCTCCGACTGGTGCGGCTGGCGGCGGCATGCCCGCGCCCGGGTCCATGCAAGGCGGATCGCCATTCCAGAGCGCGGATACCACGCCGGAACAGGCCAGTCAAGCCGCTGCCGCGCAGATCATGAAGCTGGCGACCGGGCCGGACTCCTACACGGTCATGAAGCAGAACGTGATGAAGCACCTGATTGCCAACGGCGTTCCGCCACAGCAGGCCGACCAGCAGGCCGCGCAATACCTCGCCAATTCGCCCGCTGCGCAGACCAAGCTGAAGGCCATGGAAGCACAGCGCCAAGAGGCTTTGCAGATCACGGAAAAGGCACAAAGCGCCGCCGATGCGGCATATAAGGCGGTATTGCTCAAGCAGTCGCAGGCCGAAACTCAGGTGCGCGACAAGAACACTGCCGAATATCAGAAGGGTGAACTTGGCGTGCAGCAGGGCAATCTCGGCGTGGCCCGTGGTCGGCTTGCACTGGAAAGAGAAAAGGATGCGGCCAGCCGTGGTTCTGGCGTGGATGCCAAGGATTTGCCGGCGCGTGGCGCGATGGCAGCAACCGGCATGCCGCTCAGTCAGGTCATTCCCGGCTACGGCAAGGAGGCCGTAGCAGCGCGTGAAAAGGTGCAATCCGAGGCCATCAAGCAGATCAAGGCCGATAATCCCGGCATGTCGGATATTGATGCTGGCCGAGAATATGCCAATCGTACCGTTGATTACGCTGGCGGCAAGCGCAGTGTCGGCCAACTGGATACGATGCTTGGTGCGACTCGTGCCGCCGTCGATCAACTGGACTTCAACATCGGTCAAGCCAAGAAAGCCATGGCTGGCCTTACTTCGAGCAACCTCTCTCCGATCGTCAACTCAATTGCCCGTGGCGAGGAAAAGTGGACAGGCGACCCGAAGTATTCCAGCCTGTACTACTACATGAACGGCGTGGCGACCGAGGCAGCACGTCTACAATCTGGTGGTCAGGCTTCCGCCGCGCAACTTCACCAAGGAGCTGCCGAAGAGGCGCAAAAGTGGATGAACATGAACATGACGCCGGCCTCGTTCAATGAAGTGGCTGATGCAATCAAAGCCGAAGGTAAAAACCGTATCGAAAATTACGAGAAAGCCAAGGAAAAACAACGCCCCGGTAAGGCTCGCGAAGATGCCCCTGCCGCTGGCGGCATTCCCGCAGGATGGTCGATTAAAGAGGTGAAATAATGCCCACCTTTGAATTAACATCCCCGGAAGGGAAAACTTATCGCATTGATGGCCCCGATGGCGCGACAAAGGATCAGGCTTTCCAGATTCTTCAATCGCGGATTGGCGGCGCGTCATCTGGCGCAAAAAAATCGCCGATGAGTGCCGATCAGTATATGGCAAAGGCCGATGATGCCAGGAAAGATATTCAGCCTCCAGGCTTCATGGATTCCCTGAATCAATCGGTATCCGAGTTCGAACACCATCCTCTCGACCAGGCGGCGAAAGCTTCTGGCACGGTTCTTGACAAGCCGTTTGGCGCGGCTAATGTCGCATTTTCTACCGGCGCTCAATTCGTTCCTGCGTTCGGCGCAGGCGTGGCCGATATGTTTCACGCCGACAAGGCGCGTGACTTCTTTGATCGGCAGACGCTCAGCTTAGCCCCCATGACGCAGACAGGACGAGACTATCAGCAGAAATTCGGTGATTTTATCCATGAATCTGGCATCGAGGGATTAGCCCCTGAATTCGGCTCGGGCGTGAATGCTGCGCGTCAGGCTCCATCTGTTGCTCGTCAGGCCGGTCGTTTGGCTGCTCCTATAGTAGATCGTGGTGGTGATATGGCGGCCTCCGCTATCGCTGCCGGACAAAGGGCCGGGACAAGTGCCTTGCGCGCCCCTGGCGTTGCCGTAGACACAGCAAGGGGTGCTATCAATGATGTGCGCGGCACCGCAATACCTCCGGCACGCCAAGCGGCCGCAGCTTCCGGTAGGGAGGCGCTCGAAAGCGCCGCCGCGCAACAGGATAGCCTTGCCGCAAGCGAGGCGGCGCACGCTCAAAACCTTGAAAAGCTACGCACCAATCTGAATCAGCATTTGGAACAGCCACGCAGTAATTCTGCTGGCGAAGCCGTGCCAAATCTGGAAAACCAGGGCGCGACGACGGATACGACCTACAAAGCGGCTATCAAGTCTGGGATCGATGCCCGCAAGACGGCTACCAAGCCGCTTTATGACCAAGCCGAGGCCGATGGGGCTGCGCTGGAGGCGTCTGGCTCTTCGCCGGATATATCGACCGCACGCGCACCGCTGCTCAAGCTGAAAACGCTCGTAAAAGACACTCCGCTTGAGAGCGAGGTTGATGGAATGCTTTCATCGGTTGGCCAGGGCAGCAAGAAGGTTGTCGCGCAGCCGGCGCAGCGAACGGTATCCCCCGGCGAAATGGCACGCCTGAAGCGCCAAGTCATGGATCAGGTGGACGCGGAAGCCCTAGCCGGGAAAAAAACCGCTGGCCGGTATGACGAACTGATGCGAGAAAAGCTCGCTCCGCCCAAGGCCCCGGAAATCCAGAAAACATTCGATCCTCGCGCCCCTACGGCACCTGAGCCGGTGCAAGGCAAGAATTTCAAGCAACTAGTCTTTACCGCCCGCTATTTCCGCGATATGCAGGCGACCGGCGAAATGAATGGTTTTTCGTCGGAAATCACGCATGCCTATGGAGAAGCAGCCGACGCTATTGATGCATCGCTGAAACAATTCGTTCCAGCCTATGAGCAGGCATCCAGCACGTACCGGAAGCTATCGGAGCCGCTTGTTTCCTTGTCTACACGACTGGGGAAGGTTTTCAACGACACTGAGGGTGGCTTGCAGGGCAACCGATACCCGAAGACCGCGCCGCTGAATTTGCCTGCTAAGGTGTTTGGCAACTCGGTCAATCGTCAAATATTCGAGGATGCGATTGCTGGTGGCCAGGGAGTTACCGGCACTGCCCGTGACCAGGCCAAGGCATTGGTCGATAAGATGACCGAAAACTGGATTTTGGCAGACACAAAGGAAATGAGTGGCGAAAGCGCCGGGGCACATCTGGCCGCGCCAAAAATGCAGGCTACTCTCTCGTCTGTGCCAAAGGTTGCTGAGCGGCTTTCGACTAGGTTTGAAGCTCGTGCTGCGCTTGAGCAGCGCAGCGCAAAGCTTGCCGAAGATGCCAAGGCCGCACAAGGCCGTGCCGCCCAAGCCAAAGAAGCGTCTAACAAGATGAAAACCGATATCGACATGGCTGACACGCTGAATGCCATGCCGGATGCGGCCAGCAAGGAAAAGGCATTCCAGGGCTACATGAATGCACTGGCCCGCGAGCGTAGCGCGGGCCTGATCGATCCAGCCAAGTACAAGGCGACCATGGATTTGGTCAGCCGCGCCAACACGCTGGCGGAGCGCACGCGCCTAGCGCGCAAGATCGCCGGACGCATTGCTGGTCTCGGTACTGCTGTTTTCATTGGCAGCGAGGTTATGAAGTGAAGCGACTCTTGATTCTCGATGGTGGCGGATTCTGCCTTGATATGGTTCTGCGTGCGCAATTAGCTGGGTGGGATTGCCGCTGGTGGGATCGCCCATACGACGGCGGGGAACCGCGCTGCTCCGGCGATGGCATGGTCGAAAAAATCAAGAATTTCAACGAAATATGGGCCAAGTGGATGGATTGGGCGGACGTTATTTATTTGCCCTACAACGACCTCTATCTTGAAAATCTCGAACCCTACCGCCTGCGCGGCTATCCCATCGTCGCTCCATCCCCGGAAAGCAGCGCGTGGGAGACCGATCGCAACGCCGGCCAACTGGTCATGAAGAAGGCCGGCTTGGCCGTCATCCCCACGGTCGAATTCCACGACCACGATGCGGCTATCGCCTTTGTCCGCAAAAACCCCTCATACCTGGTCAGCAAGCCATCTGGCGACGTGAGCAACGACAAGTCGATGTCTTACGTGGCCAGCGGCCAGGATGATTTGATTTACATGCTTCAGCAGTGGAAGAAGAAGCCTAATCTGGTCAAGGAAGCGCGCAGCAGCGGCTTCATCCTTCAGGAGAAGATCAAGGGTATCGAGATGGCGGTTGGCGGCTGGTTTGGCCCTGGCGGCTGGTCCAAGTGGTGGTACGAGAATTTCGAGTACAAGAAGATGCACAACGATGACCTGGGCGTGGCTACCGGCGAGATGGGCACCCTATCGCGCATGGTCACCAAGTCGAAGCTGGCAGACATGGTGCTGAAGCCCTTGACCGCCCAACTGGAAAAGGTCGGGTATGTCGGCTACATCGACAACAATTGCATGATCAATGCCGAGGCTCCGTGGCCGATGGAATTTACCATGCGCGACGGCTGGCCGACGCGTCACAACATCACGGCGCACATCAAGAACGAAGACCCGGTTCAGTGGATGCTCGATCTAGTGAACGGCAAGGACACGATTGAGTGTGTCGATGGCGAGGTGTGCGTTTCCATCGTCTACACGCTGCCCGGCTTTCCGTCCAAGAACGTCATCAACCATAAGCTCGTCGGCATTCCGGTCAATGGCGCGGAAGACTGGCGGCATGTTCACCTCAACGAAGTCAAGATGGACATGCGTCCTATGATGATCGGCGACAAGGTGGTAGATATGCCCGGCTTGGTTACTACCGGCGACATGCCGCTTATCGTCACCGGCACCGGATCGACCATCACCGCAGCGCGACGCTCGGCATATAACGCTATCGGCAAGGTCAAGATTCCGAACAACCCGGCCTATCGTACCGACATCGGCGCGGGCCGCATGAAGCGCCAATTGACCGAACTTCACAAGCTTGGTTTTGCGAGGGGGCTTGAGTTTTGACCAGCGAAGCACTTAGAGCGGGCCTCATCAGTGAGGATACTATACGGGATGCCCTGACACGCTGCCGTGGCGACCTGTTCGCCGCAAGCGGCTACCTCTCGGTCTCCCCGCGTGAACTCGACCGATACATTCGCGCCAGCGACACGCTGCAAGGGTTCTGCGCGTCCATTGCCGCAGTCAAACAAGACGCTGAGTATGACCGGATGTCTGTCGGCCAGTTCAGGAAAGAGCTTGAGAACGTCACTCGCGCTAATCGTCTGGAAGCTGAAAATATCATCCGTGAACTCGCAACCATGGAGTTCGACAGTGCTGCTATGGCCGACGTGAAATTGAAAGCTGCCATACAACTTAGGGGCGCCCATGCGGATACTCCGGTGAATTCCGACCAGGCGCTAGTCCTGGCCGAGTTGAACAAAATCTATCAGGCTGAAGCGCCGCGAATCAAGTCGGTTCGGGCGGCGATTGAGGTTGAGTATCACCAGCCGGATCAGCAGACGCGAGATTCCCCGCCCCAGTTAAAACATCCTGAGCGGCGATAGCCTCTTTGTCCTGATCGGTCAACTCCCCTAGCTTTGGCTGCTGGCCGTGTGGAATGACGAACCCTACCGAGAAGCTTGTCACCCCTTCGACTTCGCTTTGCTGAAACCCTGTTATTCCCATCGGTAGCCGCATGATGGAGGCCGCGCCGAATATTACGGTCAGCAACTGCCGGTCCTTCTCGTCTCCCGGCTCGATCTTGAAGCTACCAAGCGGACCGCCGCCACTCTGAAATTCAACCTTCATTTTTTTCACCTTCTTCCTGCCCGGCCTTCTCGACCTTGTGACCTTCAGCCATGAATTTGGCGGTATCCAGCGCCGACAAAACCTCTGCCGATACCTTGCCCTTGACGACATGATGAATCGCCTGCGATTGCGTCGCCGCTTCGACCAAGTGGACATGCCCCCCCCATCAATACCTTGTATAGCCTCGTTGCCATTTCAACTCTCCAGTGGATAAACGGGCGCTTGCTCGACCGTCGAGCGAAGTTTTAAACACCCCTTGCGTCTGACTTCGGCAACCGCGTCGATAGCTTCATAATCGAGCTTTTGCCAGCCGTCCAAAATAATGTGAATGTCATCGTACCGCATGATGCATTTGTTTTTCACCAGCAGCCGCAGCGTCTTCTCGAACTGCGGAACGATTGGGCCTTCCGCCTTGCCGAACTTGAGCAGGCGCACGCCTGAGCCGGCATCCGGCTGCGATTCAATGGCTCGATACACGTCAAGCTGATCCTGGCTGGTCGGCGCTATCATAGGCTTATAGGCGTCATACCGGATGTAGTGTCTGCGCATGCAAAGCTGGAACTTGAGTATGCGTCGCATCGTCGCGCCCTTGATGCTCTGAATGTCGTGGATATTGAAAACAGCAAGACGCTCAGGCGGCAATCCACAGAATCTAAGGGCCAAGTTCTGGCTGAACGACAGGTGTTCATGCTTACCGAACTTTTCGCCAATTTCAGCAAAAAACTTGAGATAGTCACCGGACATCGGATAGGAATGCTCGATTGCCTCCTGATGCATCGACCAGTCGGGCGGCCGATAGACGACGATTTCATGCTTGACCCGACCGGCGAACTGCTCCAAATCCCTGAATGCCAGCGGCATTTCCGTAAACATCAGGCCATCGGTGGACGGCATCTTGTCCAGCCTGCTCATGTGACTGTAGAACAGCAGCCCCTTGTCGCGCTGGAACTTGGCGCCGGTTTTATCTGCGTTGGCGTCCCATGCCCGAAGCAATACGGACGGAATGTCCGCCAGCAGGTCAAATCGCGGCCTGACGCGACGTAAGCACCAGTTATGGTAGAACACCACGGTGCGCGGGTTCGACGCCGCCATGCTCCGGATAGCGCCCTCCATGTCGGTTGTCTGATAGAGTTTCATACCCGCCTATCCGGCCCCGTCCAGCAATAAAACCGCCTCGGCCCATGCACTTCGCAAGTCATGCTCCCGCACAACAGGTCTTGCGTGAGCGGCACAATCGGCACGCCATTATCGGCCAAGATGCACGCGCACATGTACTCGACCTGATCGGCGGCAACGCCCTCCTGCACGGTCAGGGATACATCGATTCGTCTACCGATCATTTTTGGCTCCATGGCCCCGAACCGGCAGCATCGAATACTTGCAGTTTGAAATAGGCAAAGCAGCTTGCAGGATCGTAGATCAGGCCAAACTCTTTGCCTTTCGCCTCGATTCCTGACGCGCTCGACCACCAGCCGGTTACCGTCTTTTTTACGTCCAGCAATTCCGTGCGCTGCCGCATGACCCAGCCATGCCACGCAAGCTCCCATTCTGCAACGCTGGAGCGAGTCGCATTTTTCTTGGCCTGATAGGCGGCGAACAGTCTCCAGCAAGCGCGCACATGATCGGCGGCCCACTCGGGGCGCGACTTTAGCGCGTCCTCGCCTAGTTTCTTAGGGCATGACTTCCAGGGGAGGGTGATGTCCATCCTATTTGCCTCCCTTCAGCGCGGCGCGGGCTTGCCACGATATCCAAGAAATATGCGTGTCCCTGAAGAGGTATCCTGGGCCTTCTCGTTCCATCATCAAAGACCCGTATATTTTGGCAAACCTCTCGAACTCATCTCGCTCATCCACCTCCGCTTCTGGCGGCTGATTGGTGGCGTTGAGAGCCGAGTCTCCCATCTTCGCGGCCAGTCGCATCTTGTCGCTTTGCGTGGACAATATTTCATGCGCTGCGTATTGGAACTGTTTCAGCGCGTCCCGCAGCATCGCAATCTGCTCCTGCGCAGTCATTTGTTTGTTGGTCATGATGAGTTCCTATTCTTCTGGTGGAGAAAATTTCCATGGCACCTTTTTAATCTTGCCTTTTACTGCGGGAGCCTGCCGTGCCGCATACCATCCATAGCAGACATTATTTTTCTTTTGATGGCACATGAACGGCACGTTTTCTAACACAGCCTTCAATGCATCAAGTTGCGTCTGTAGGCAACCATTAGGGACCGTCCCCAATCTGAATGCACAAGTTTTGCACCTTTCGTCTGGCTCACCTTCTTGATTTAGTTGCTCTATGCATGGTTCAGTGGCACGCACAATGAACTTTCCCATCTCCAAACCTTCTGGCGTTATTCTGCAATGGTCTTTTGCCTCTTTCATAACCCCTCCCCACTCTCAGGCGCGGCGTTGAGCACAGCAGACCAAGCTTGCTGCATTGGCGGCTTTTCTCCTGATGTGTCTGGCCATGTGTTGTAATCGAGGGCATCGGCCATCTGCTCAGTAAGCTCAATCGGTACCGGCTTCCACCCTTCCGGCACGGCGGCTTGCGCTGGCTGTTGTTGCAAGAATTCTTGTTCGGCGATGTACCACCCACGCGACGTGCATGCCCTCTTGCACGTTTTATATTCTCCGCAGCAAAGCTCTTGCGCCGGCTGTGTGAGCGATTGGTTGAGGGCCTCGTCAATCAACCCGACAATGAAGCTATCTCGATCTGGAAACATTCTACGGTACGGTGAATTTTCGATACGGCGCTTCACTTCCTGAAGCGTTGCTATCATATTCCCCGCATCCTGTGCTTGAGGTTGGGCGCGCAGGGCGGCGTTCTGGATTGCCCGACAAGCAGAGCCTCCATAACACGGATGATGTTCAACAGCCATTTGCTCGCGCTGGTGAAGCATCATGCAGAAATTGGCGATGTCAACAGGGTCACCTTTCGGGATGTGGTCGATCAGCATTTCAGCAAGTTCGCCTATTTCGCACTGGGATTCATCATCCCATCCGCCGCGCCCCTCGCCGCGCTTTTTCGCAAGTTTGGCTTTCATTGACGAAGCGAAGTCATCAACGGCTGCATCATCTTTATCGCTTGCATATTTCTTCACTTCCGCAAGCGCCGCCAGCCTCCCCGCCTCATAGCACAACGCGCCGTATTCCTGGGCGTAAGCGTGCGCCTCTTCTGTCGAAAGCATGTCAGCGATATCCCCAGGGCCGAAGCCCACTCTGTACTTGCTTGTCGTTGGCAACGGAGGCAACTCCGGCAATGCCACTTCTTTGGTGTTGGTCATGATTTCCTCCAAAAAATTTTCAATAGCCTTTCAACTACTCCTATGCGCCGCTCAAATAAATTCGCATCTGGCCCGCATGGCTGACAAGATCGCCTCGCAGTATGGCAATCAGTATATGAGCCACCGCTGAATCTTCCCTCTCCAAGCCCGCACACGTCACCAATAAAAAAACTAACCGATTGGTGCTTGCAGTTTCCGCACAATTTATTCTGATCCAGCGCCTTGTCAGTCATAGCCGCCTTCCGATTCTTCAATGCGCATGATGTGAGGAATATCCGGCATAGGTATATGCCCGTCGCCTTCGCAAATATCGCACAGGACTTTCCGGCCTTGCAGCACGACGTACCGCTGGCCGTCGCATTCGTGGCATTCAACGTATTGGGTCATTTTCCCTTTCTCCAATCTTCGATTGCCTTTTGAAACGCCGGATGCAAGCTATAGTTTCTCAGACCTGAAACTTGATTTTTGGGAAATTCTTCTAGCTCAATCGCGCCGCGTAGCGCCTCGACAAGATGCGGCGGGATGTAAGAATTCGGATCATAGCCGCCTTCGATACCATCGACTTCATGCAGGATCGCTTTCGCGGTTTGGAGTAGCAGACTCATGGCGCACCTTTCGTCAGTCGGTCAAAGTTGTAGGCATAGGATTCGTTCGCCTGGTCACGGTCGGATTCGGGAAGTTCCTCGATCAACGCTCCGTCGGCCTTCAGTAAATCCACGTCGGTGGAGGCATCGAATCGCCCCATCAGCCATTCGACGGTGACCTTGGATGGTCCTGCGGCTTGCGAGGCGGTCTCAGGCGCCGCTTGCACTGCAAGCTTGGCCTTCACCTTTACCAGCCATGCAATCGCCGCTCCTACGTCCGTTACTTCGGCGAGCGAATTCTTTTTCCAAACCCTCAGAACGTCCGCAACCTCAAATCCTGCTTCTTTTATTGCATTCGCTAAACCTTGCTCCTTCGTCGGCTCGACCTTGCCGCCCTTGGCCCATGCGGCAACGCCCTGGCCGGATCGCTCATCGATTGGCTGATCGAGTGGGAATAGCGCCTTATGCTGCTCCTGCAACTTGATCGGCTTCGGATATCCTGGCCGGTCTGCGGTCATGAGGAACGAGACGGTAAGCTCGAAAGGCAGACTCTTTTCGCAGACCGGTATCCAGCCATCCAGCCCGGTCAACGACTGCTTGGCAATGATTTCCATCTTGCCCTTTTCGTTCTTTACCATTTCAATTTTCGGCTCTGCCCGGAAGCACAGAATCAAATGCGCCTTGACTTGCAGCAGCTTCTGCACCATCTGCTTGTGCGCTCCCTTGGGTCGAATCCAAGCAGCCATTTTTACGGACTCGCGCTTCTTCCAATCGTCGCCGGCCATCCGGTCAAGCTCTTCTTCCTGCCAGTCCAGTACGCCGCCATCTCCGGCCCAAACGTGCGACATCGAGTCAACGACGATCACCGGATAACCAGCCTTGTCAGCGGCCAGGATCGCCTCTGCGTAGCTGTCCGGGCGGAACGGCGCTGCCAGATCGCACACGTCGAATTGGAAGCGGTCCGCGTAGTGGCGGGCACGTCCATTCTCGGTATCGATTACCGCAAAGCGACGATCACCGGCAATGCCTGATGCCATGCGCATCGCTGAGAAAGTTTTCCCTGATCCGGTTCCGCCTGCGATGCCAATCAGCAGATTTACGCCTTCGCGTATTGCTGGCCTGAATGTGAATGTCACTTTGCCACCTTTAGAACTTGATTGATCGCCTTTATGACTGGCGCAAATTCCTCAATCTTTCCGAACCTTTCTCGGAATGTCGAAAGCATCATCTTGGCGTCAAGCATTTCATTTTCTTGACGCTTTATTTCGCGAAGCTTCGCCTCCTCGGCATCTCTGGCTTGACGTTGCTCCTCGTGTAGCTTTCGCTGTTCGGCTTCGACTCGGTCGCGCTCCTGCTTGATGCGCTTTTCTTCCGCGTCACGTTCTGCCTTGAGCTTCGCCTCCTCGGCATCTCTGGCTTGACGCGCAATACGTTCCGCAGCCTCTATGCGCTCTCGACTGGCGCGCTCTTCCGCCTCGATCTTAGCTCGGTGCATCGCCTCTTGCTCGGCGCGCACTCGTATTTCCTCCGCTATCCTGGCCTGCTCTTGTCGGCTCCTCTGCTCCTGTTCGGCACGCAGCCGTGCCAGTTCTTCTCGCTCTCTGGCGATTCGCGCCTCCTCTTCAGCCTTCGCCTTTTCGGATTCCTCTGTTCCGGCAAGCAACTGCTCCAGTGCGGCTACTCCGTTCTTTTTCGCCTCGTCTGCCTTCACTTCGAATTCTTGCGCCCAGGTAGACACGTCAATTCCGCGCATTTGATCCAACGCCACCCTTATCTCTCCGGATGTCTTTCCGGCGAATTTTGCTGGCGCTTCGATAATTCTCGCAATCTTTGCGTTGATTTCATCCTTGCGATTGGCCTCGGCCTGCAATCTTTCTTCGCGCTCTCGCTCTTTCCGCGTTTCTTCCGATTTTATCGTTTCGTCAATTGGATCGTGCAGCGCATGAATTTCTGCATCCAGTATCTTTGCTTCATGGTCGATCAGACGTGATCGCTCCAATGCCGGCGCCTTCAATTCCTTTCGCATCTTTTCGAGAGAGACGTAATATCCGCGCAATTCGGCTCTCGCCTTTACTGCATCTACCATGCCCTCCTTTTTCGACACGTCGAACACCACGCCCTTGAATCTGTGATTTAGGTCTGCCAATGCTGCGGCTGTTGCCGAATATTCTGCGATCTTGTATTCCATATCCACTCTCCGGTTAAATTGAACTTCCCTTGCCCTGATTGCAGTCATGACAAAGAACCTGCAAATTGTGCTTCACCAACTCCAAATGCGGGAACAGCGAACGAGGCTTGCAATGGTCCACCTCAAGCGGCCTTTCACCGGCATGCGCGCCGCACTGCTCGCACTTCGCTTTCCCGCCGTTTTTCTTTGCGTTTTCCCTGAGAACTTGGTAGCGCAACTCTCGCCATTCCTTAGTTGAATAGAACCGATTCCCCATGCCGACGCGATACGGCACCATTCCGAATTCCGCCGTTCTTTCTTCCTTGCGCCGCTCCAGCTTTTCCACATCGCCCTTAAGTTCCGCGATTTTTTTTCGTAGACGTCGAACGTCTTCGCTATTCGGAACCTTGCCTTTGGGCATCCTGATCACTGCCATTCATCGCCTCCAAATTCTGCTTATCAGCCCACGCGCCCAACTGCCAAGCTTTCGGCTCGCTCCAATAAATACGCTTCTCGAATCCCGGCCATTCGTTGCGCCGCAGACATTCGCCGAATAGCGAGATACCGACGCGGCATTTATCCTCGCCGAGCGCCATGTAGGTTGGCGACACGCCGATGAACGAGACGGCATAAGGCGCACTCGTTTCCTGAACCGCAAAAACGAATTGCGCATCGACTCCGCAAACTGCCTTGTTTCCGCGCAGGTAGAACGCCGCCTGGATGTCGCCGTCCAGTTGCCCCATTATCTGACGCTCTGCCGCAGCCGGCGATGAGCTTCCACTGGTTGTTTTGTAATCGATCAACAATGCTCCATCGTTGGACCGCCAATCCGGCTTGGCGCGGCACATAACGTATTCTCCGCCTCGTTGTATGTCGCGCCAAATAATCGCCTGTTCGGCCTTCCCATCGGCAAGCGTGATGCCCGACAAGTCGGCGCAGTTCGCAACAGCCGCATGGAAGGCCCCAACCATCGCCAGAGCGTCTTCCGCTTGATGGGTGAGCAGAGGCACCATCCCACGCAGCCTCGCATCGTCTCGCGCCTCCTTTGCCGCCTTGGTGCGCCAGTCTGTCGCGTCCACGATTTCCATTCGATCGATTCCTTGCAGCACCAGCGCATGCGCCACCGTACCTAGGTCGAACTTACTTTTTTCCTCGCCCTGGTATGCTGGATTGAGGCGCGGATGCGCGTACCATGCGTGGCGCGGCGACTCATTCACGAGCAACTTCAGGAGACTTCTTGACAGACTCGGCTCGCTGCACGGATCGGCATGGTATTGCTCGTCTGAAATTTGGAAAATTCCCGGTTGCATCATTTTTTCCTTTATCACCCGTCCCCGTCCCCGTCCCCGTCCCCGTCCCCGTACCCGTGCCCGGACCCGGACCCGTACCCGCACCCGTACTCGTCCCCGGACCCGGACCCGTGCCCGTACCCGTACCCGTACCCGTGCCCGTACCCGTACCCGGACCCGTGCCCGTCCCCGTGCCTGTACCCGGACCCGGACCCGGACCCGTACCCGTGCCCGGACCCGTGCCCGTGCCCGTCCCCGTGCCCGTCCCCGTGCCCGTGCCCGTGCCCGTACCCGGACCCGGACCCGGACCCGCCTTCTTTGTCTTCGTCTGTCAGCATTGCAGTCTCCAATTAACCGGACCCGTCCCCGTGCCCGTACCCGTCCCCGTGCCCGTCCCCGTGCCCGTACCCGGACCCGGACCCGCCTTCTTTGTCTTCGTCTGTCAGCATGATGAGAAATTTCGGCCCGTTATTGACGGGCCGAAAAAATCACTTGTGAGCTAGCATGTCAGTCAAAATCTTCTCGGCCTTGTCGCTGACGGGGATAATTTCGATTGCTTCGGTCAGGATCAATTCCGGCACCGCCACGCTAAGTTTTGATTTTTTGCTCAGTCCATCGAGCGCGATTGCCGAAAGTGTGAATGCGCCCTCCCAATACCAGATTCGGCGCGTATCGGTCAGCGTGGCATTCTTGCCGTCGAGCGCCGCCAATGTGCCGAAATGCACGCCTGCCGAATATGTGCGAACAATTACCTTTTTACCAATTACTGATGCCATGATGATTCCTTTCAATGGTTAATTACAAAAGTTTCACACGCCGATACCACTTCGGCTAGGTATTGAATGCATGTTTTTTGATCGGATGCACGCCCTTAACGGCGTTCCAGTGCGCGACCCAGAAGTCGCGCTCAGCACGAAGGTAGTCTTGCAGCGTGGCCGGCTGCGGCTGTGTGGCTGGGTAGGGAGCGTTCATGCTGCCCTCGCTTTGTTCAATTGGTTGCGCCAGAAATCACGTTCGCCGCGCAACATCTGACCGACTGGCGAACTTGCCGTAAAGCTCCTGAGTGTTCGGTTCAAAGACGCCAATTCCTCGTTGGCATCGCAACCGTACTTGGTCAGTCTCTCGCGGCCTTCCTTGATGCCTTCCAGGTACATCTCGCTAACGGTGGTCTGCATGATCTTGCTCCTGTTGTTATGTGGTTTGTGCTGCTTTCCCTGCCCCTGATTTAAGCCGAAAAAGTTCCCAAAAAGCTGGATGCATGCGCCTATCACCCTGCTCCCATTTTTGCCATGCGCCAAGACTCGCATGAATCAGCACGGCCGCGTCAGTTTGGGATAGTTGCGCAGATTCGCGTGCGGCGCGGATTGCGTCGGCGGTTGGGTTAGGATGGTTGGACATTCGACCTCCACGCAAGGTTGTGAATTTCGGCCACGCGCATCAGTTCAAATGCATGGATGGCCCGCACGAAGTCGTAGAGCGTCGCGGGAATTGGTTGATAGAGCGGAATGTAGTCCATGGCTCAAGCTCGCAGATCAAAAATCACGCGGCCACTAGCAGCCACGCGGGAACGAAGCTTAGGGAGCGCAGCGAAATCCAGAACTGCGTCGCCATGACGAGCTATATCACGGCGAAGATTTTCAGCGGCAACCGATGCAGTGTGCGAAGATGAGTCAATGAAAAAACAACGCATGTCGCCATCCCTGTTGACCGCGACGATGTGCTGATTACGGGAATCTTGAACTTGTTGAACTTTCATTTGATCACCCCTTACATTGCAAAGCCGAAAGTGGCGTAGCACTTGGCATTGAAGGCGTCAGCAAATTCGCCCATCTCGGCAACGTCGTTGAAAACCTTAATCCAGTGATCGCGAGTCTTGATGACGGCTTGGTGAAGCTCATCCTTGGTGCGATAGTAGCCATTGGCAAAATCTTCCAGCATGCTATCCGCCTCAGCATTCGCTTCTTCAACCGCGTAGTTGTAAGTGCCGGTGAAGTCTGTCGTCAACATTTTCATTCTCCAGGTGGTTTGTGCTGCTGATGAGTCAGTATTACATAAAAAGATAAAATTCCCAGAAATAAATATTAATCAAAAACATCAAAACAATAGTATTTTACAAAATCCGATAACGTGCTAGAGTGCAAGGAGGAGGATAGACCTGTGGATAATATTCTGACAATTGAATCGGTGCGCGACATGCTTCGCGCCAAGGTGAAAGAGGCCGGCTCACAAGTGGCGCTGGCCGCACAAATGGATGTATCGAGCGTCTATATATCGAGAGTTTTACGCGCTAAACAGGCGCCGTCGCCGCTGATATTGCGGGCGCTGAGACTCAAAAGAATCACCGTTTATCAGGCTGAATAATCGTGCGCTTTCCATGTCGGTGCCGCAAGTGCGGCGCCAGGCGCACGTTGCCCAAACACCCTGACCAGTACATCAGGCCGATGACCTGCGGCAACTGCGGCAACTGCGGCAACGACGTCTATCGGGTGGATGGCTGGATGTGTAGGCGAAATTCGCGAGACGCCTCCTGTTCGTGCGCCGGCTACGTTCACCTAACGGGCCGAGTGTGGCCGCATCGGCGCGGCTCGCCCTGGTGTTGGTATCGATCCGACGGATCGGTTCGTGTTGAGGGTGATCATGATTTTCGTGATGCACGGCAAGAGTTTTTGCCCCAAGAAAATTTACAAATGGAGCCTGCTCGGTCAGATTTTATCAGCCCACTGCCGGCACAATTTGCGAATTGTCAACAGGTGTCAAATGAACTTTTATAAGCGCTACATGGGCGATTATCAGCGCGACACGGCCGACCTAACGCTGATTCAGCACGGCGTTTTCACGATGCTTTTGGACACATATTTTTCCACAGAAAAGCCTCTCGCAGCGGACCAAGAAACGTTGTGTCGGATTTGCCGAGCGGCGAGCATCGTTGAGCGTCGATCTGTGATGTCGGTTGCAGATCGATTTTTCCCCATTTCAGATTCCGATGGGATGCGCCATAATCATAGGGCGGACAAGGAAATAGAAGCCGCTCAACCAAAGATTAAAGCGGCGCGGGAAAACGGCGCAAAAGGCGGACGCCGGAAGTCGCTAAACAAAACCCAGTAGGTTACCCAGCAGGATACCCAGTAGGTAACCTACTGGGTTCGATTTAGCTAACCCAGTGGCCTAGCTAACCAGAACCAGAGTAAACCATCGTGTCCTACGGCACTCGGTTTATTACTAACGGAAACTCATTCGCCGCTACGCGCTTCGCTTGTTTCCGAACAAATTTGCTGCGCAAACCGCTTCGCGGCCCTCCGGGTTTCTCCGGTCGAAAATATTTCGATGCTTTTGAAGTTGAATTATTTATAAGATTTTTGTTGCTGCTGCGATCTGTGGTCGTTCATGCAATTGTGGGCAACGTGATTTTTGTTGTCCACATGCAGCACCTACATACCGTAGGAATAGTCCTAGAATCGACGGAAATGCGCCGCCAAGGCGATTTCATACGCTTCAAGCTACCCTGCTATTGCCGAACCTATTTAAAAGCCTCTCAGATCGATTTTGCTATGTCACCATTTATTCGTGATTCCTCAGTTGCGCACGCGAGTTGCCTACGCGCACTACAACCAACCAAGCGCTTGCTTTCTTGAATTATAGAAACAAAATAGGATAGGAGAGCCACCGCCGCGTCTTCCTACTCCTGTCCTAAAGGTTCGCCGTTCCATTGCCTCTCTAGCAAGACCAATAACAGTTTGGCAAGTCAATGGTGTGCGAACGGTATTGCCAGTCGCTACTCTAGCCAATTGCGCTAACGAATTTTCGATTGATGCGTTTGTAAGCCATTGATTAATAAGGATATTGCATCGCGTCATTCGCATAACGTTTATTATGTAAAATGGCATTACGGTAGTTTTTGAGTGCTTACTTTCAAACTCTGGGCCCACCCGGCCCCCGCCCCGGACGGGGTGTTTGCGCGCATGACGTGCTAGCCAAACTCCATACAAAAAAATGATTCAAAAATCTTTCTTTTCGACTATCATTCGATCATGCAATCTTCCATCCAAATTCTAAAAACGCCTGAACTTCGCGTTATCGAATCGACCGTTTCCCGGTTGGAAGAGGTTTTGGCAATGGCGAAAACTGGCGAGGTCATTGAATGCACGATCCACTATCGCGAGGCTGATTCCTCAAATTTCATCGCAGAAAGTCACACGATGAATCGACATGAGGCTGCTGGCTGGCTTCTTGACATGGCCCTCGAAAGACTCCGTTGAGCCAAAACAAAGAAACCACCCTCAAGCACATCAGCGAGGATCGTGCTTTGGCGTCGGCGATGTTGTTTCCTCATCGTCACCGGCAAGCCAGCCCAATGTTCCACGTTTCGATCATGGACATGTGGCGCGCCTCCGATCCTTTGGTGTCGATTGAAGCATTCCGGGAGGGCGCGAAATCAACTCTTTCCGAAGAGTTTTTGGCGATTGAAGGACTGTTCGAAAATTTCCACTACGCTCTTATTTTCGGCGAGACCTACACGAAGGCCTGCCAGCGTCTTGAGGCCATCAAGTACGAACTCGCGACGAACATGCGGATTTACAACTTGTTCGGCAAGCAGACTGGGAAAGGCTATACGTGGTCGGAAAACAAGATCGTTCTGCCGAACGGGGTTTGCATCGAGGCGCATGGATGGGAAGAGGAAATCCGTGGTTACAAGCACTTGCAACACCGCCCGGATCGGGCTTACCTTGACGACATCGAGAACAAAGAGCGGGTGCGCGACACGTTGACCGTTAAGCAAAACTGGGACCGCATTTTCATCGAGCTTATTCCGGCCATGGATACCGAACTCGGGAAGCTCCGCATCACCGGCACACCGCTTGCCGGCGATTGCATCATGACGCGTGCGCGCTCGTCGCCTAACTTCGTCAATGGCATGTTCCCTATTTGCGATCGTGATATCGATGACCCCGAATGCATCTCTGCTTGGCCTGACCGCTACCCCATGGAATGGATTCGCAAGAAGCGCGACCAAATGCAGACTGAGGGCTTGCTGGCGCAGTTCAACCAGGAATACATGCTGGTTCCCACCGGACAAATGGGCAAGTCGTTCGTTGAAGAAAATTTCGTGTTCGAGGATGTGGCGCCGCGCATGTATGCGCCGCGCAAGGTCATCATCGACCCGGCCCGCACGACCGACATCAAGAAGTCCGACCAGACCGGGGACGTGGTTATTTCCAAAATCGGCACGCGGATTTACGTGCACGAATCTGATGGCGCATTCTTGAAGCCTGATGGCGTGGTTAATCTGGCCTTCGATGCGTCGGCGCGGAACGATGATTGCGACGTTCACATCGAAAAGAACTCGCTTGATGAATGGCTGCTACAGCCGATGCGCGCCAAGATGCTTGAGACCGGCCAGATGGTGACCATCAAGCCGATGAACGCGCCGCAGGACCGCGACAAGAACCAGTTCATCATGGGCTTGCAGCCGTTCTTCGAGGCCAAGGATGTTGTTTTCGTCGGTGGCCGGCAGAAGCATGCCCGGCTGATTTCGCAGTTGCTCAACTTCCCTTCGGGGTTGAAGGATGTTCTCAATGCTCTGGCCTATGCACCTCGCGTATTTTCCGGACTTCCGATTTATGGTGACTTCGGGCAAGTCAACATCATCTACGATTTTATCTCAAAGGTCAGGACCCCCCTTCTTTTTGCGGCGAGCTCAAGCGGCGCTGAGACGTGCGCAGTCTTGTGCGATTTCGACGGAGACTACCTCACGGTACTGGCCGACTGGACCTCTCCAATGCTCCCCGGAGATGCTATCCCCGCTATTGCAAAACTCGTACGCGCTAGCTATCCGGGAAGATCAGTCACCTCCTGGATACCTGGGGATGCCTACGATCAAGTGGGACGGAACCCCCTGGTTGCCGCGCTGAAGGATTCCGGCTGGCGGGCGAACCGCTCCGAGTACAGCCAAGCGCTGCGCGGCTCGCTCGCATCGATGCTGCGGACCGAGATGCGCGGGCGCAGGCTGCTTGGTGTTGACTCCAATGCGCGGCACGTCATGCAGGCCATGGCACAGGGGTATAACTGGCCGGTGAAGTCGGGCGGCGAACGTGGCAGTGAACCCGAGCGCGGTCCTGCGCGCACGCTGATGGAGGCGCTCGAATGCTTGACTTTTGCGATCAACAGGCCAGATAATGCGGCGAAACCGGCCATGAATGCTAGGAACCAAACTGGTATTCCGTATTGGTCGGCACTCCCCGGCAGGAAATAATGGCGAAGAAAAAAACTGACGACGAATCAAAAAAATCCACCAAGGATGGGGAATCGTCCGCTGAAAAAATAGAAAATTGGGCCGACAAAAAGAACAGCAAGCCCTACAAGACATGCGCCAAGTTCTATCCGACGATCCGCAAGGCATACGAAAATCGGCAGGAAGCCGATACCGCTATCTCCGAATATTGGAACATCTACAACGCCATCCCGGACGGCAATCAGAAATACAACGGCAACGACACGTGCTACATCCCCGCAGTTCGAGACTGCATCCGCGCCCGCTCCAAGCGCGCTCTGAAACAGAACTTCCCCACTAAGTACAAGCATGTCGATGCCATCGGCACAGATAGCCTGCGCCCGACTGCCGTTCTGTCATTGCTTGAGCATTACATCCGGGCGACCAAGCTGAAATCTGTTTGCCGTTCAGTCTACAATGCCGGCGATGTGACTGGGCAATGGAATGTGTACGTCGATTGGTTCAGCGAGATTCGCAACGTTTCCGACATGATCAAGCGCAATCCAGGCGTCGAGGAATTGGATGGCGAGGCCGTGGACATTGAGAGCGAGGAAGAAGTTATCGAATCGGCTGATGTGGTCGAGCAGGGGCCGACGATTACCGATTTCGCTACCGAAGACTTGGTAGTTATCCCGCCCACCTGCAATGACATCGAGAAGGCGCACATCGTTTGCCAAAAGCTACGCCTGTCTGAAGGTCAGATCGAAAAGATGATAGACGAAGGGATTTTTATCCTACCCGACAATGTGAGGGATGTCGGCGAGTGGATGGAAACGAAAAAGACTCGCGAGGAAAACAACCCCGAAAAGAAGCGCGTCGGCGACGCCGGCATCCAGACCGAGGGAACCAATAAGTTCGCGCTGATATTCGAGGCCACGGCGCGCATCGACTTCGGCGACGGCAAGAAGGTCTTGGCGTACATCTACTTTACCGGCGAAGACGAAATAATCGGGCTGGTCAAGGCTCCCCAATGGGGTCAGAAGCGGCCGCAAATTTCCGCGCCGGTTGATCGACTGGCCGGCTCGTTCAATGGACAAAGCCCGGTCGAGGCGGTCAAGTGGCTACAGTGGAGCCTGAACGATACTTTCAACATGGGCCAGGACTCCGCCATGTACTCGAATATGCCGATTACCATGATCGACCCGGAGAAAAACCCGAACTGGGCTTCGCTGGTCATCGGCTTGGCTTCCGTATGGCCGGTCGATCCGAACACAACCAAGTTTGCGACCTTCCCCGCAGTATGGAAGGATGCCATGCAGCAGGCCCAGATCATCGAGCAGCGCATTCAGCAGGGCATGGACGTTAATCCCATGATGATGGGTCAGATGCCCGCAGGTCGGAAAAACGCTGGCGCCATGGGCGCGCAGCAGCAGGAACAATCCGTTCCGATCATGGACCATGCCGAGCGCTTTGAAGAGGAAATCCTGAATCCAATCCTCGAACGGATGTTCGAATACGACAGTCAGTTCCGCCAGGATGACATCACGATCATGACGATGGGAGAAATCGGCGTCCAGGCAAAAATGCAGAAAGTCCCGCCGAACGAATGGGGCAATCGCTACTTTTTCCAATGGGTTGGCACCGAGTACGTCAAGAACATGCAGATGATGCAACAGCAAATTTCGACCATGAACGTGTTGCGCGGCATCCCCCCACAACAGTTGAATGGAAGAAAGCTTGACATTGCCCCAATTTTGGAGATACTGACAGACAATGTTTTCGGTTCGGAACTTTCGGGTAGAATTCTGATAGACGATAGGAACAAGTACACGGTCGATGCTGGCATTGAAAACGAAATGCTGATCAACGGCTTTATGGTCGAAGTTCACGAGCTTGACGACGATGTGCAGCACCTGCAGGAGCATCACAAGGCAGGGGAGATTTCCAAAGACCCAGCCGGCTTGATTCGGAATCACATGCAGGCGCACATGCAGCAGTTGCAGAAAAAGCGGCAGATGGCCATGGCGGCGCAACAGCCGCAAGGCGGCCAGCCAGGAATTCCGGGCGGTGGCGCAGCGCCAGGTGTGGCCGGTACGCCCCGCCCTGGCGCGCAACCAGCACCGGGTAAGGCGGCCCAGCAACCGGCCGGCGCCATTCATCCCGACCAGATTGCGGGCGGAGTCCCAAGAGGTTAATTAATTACTTTGGAGAATGAAATGAAACGTCTTGCCACAACCCTGCTTTCCCTTGCCTCCGGGCTGATATTCAGCTTCCAAGCCTTGGCGGCCTGCACCCCTGTTTCCGGCATTCCGATTGATGGCAACGGCATCGACGCTTCATCGATGATCGCCTTCCTCAATAACCCCTGCCTCCCCGCGCTGCAAGTCAATGGCCCGCTGATCCCCGCCGCGGGCGTCCAAGCAGCCGGCACGAATGCCCTTGCGCCGCTAGTCATTTCCAATTTCCCGATGGGATCAGTGGCGCTCGCGTCCATCGGGACTAACACAGCCGACGTTTCGGGCCAGTTCTGGATTACCGAGGTCTACGTTCCGGTTACCAAGACGATCACGAAAATCAGCTTTTTGCAGGGCGGCACGGCCACCACGGACAACTTTCTGGTTGCGATCTTCGATCCGAACGGCAAGTTTCTCCAAAGCTCTGCGCTCACTGGCACGGTTCTTTCCGGCGCATCGACCTTCCAGCAACAGACCCTCTTGTCTTCGGTTACTCTGGCCGGCCCGGGCGTGTACTACGTCGCCATCCAAGGTAACGGTACGGCATCTGGCGCCATTGCAACGTTGTCAGCGCTTTACAACAACGTGAGAACCGGCACATTGGCCGGGGTCTTCGGAACCGTTCCTGCGTCCATCACTCCGCCGACCACCTTCACGGCGGCCAATGGTCCCGTGATTGAATTGTTCTAAGGAAAAATCATGGCCGCCGCGAATACCAAAAGCTACCCGAGCCGCACCGAGGCTTACCCTCTTGCCAATCTGAAGTTTGATAACACGACGTTGTTCGGCGTACCCGGCCGGGTTCGTAATGTCGCGTCGATGATCGACAAGAGTCTGGCCACGGTTTCCACTGGAGCGGGCACGGCGGCAGTGGTTTCGGCTTCCATATTTCCGCTGGGTACGATGGACTTGCAGCCTGGAGCTACTGGTGGCTTCACATTGACGCTGCCCTCTACCGCCTCGATCATCGCGCAATACCCGCCCACGATCCCGCTGGATGGCGGGTACAACGTCGAAATCGATATTCTGAATGATGCAGTAGGCCAGACCGCAACGCTTACGGCTGGCGATGCCAGTACGACCATCGTCGGCACGGCGACGATTGCCAACAACACCACGCGCACTTATCTGGTGAATCTGAATGTCGGCAACGGTACGATGACATGGATCAACAAGGGCAGCAAGTCGCTGTGAGGGTGTTTCGTTCTGATGGCGATTTCATTGCGCTCTCTGCATCGTTTTTTTGGTTCAAGTTTGTTGTTGTGGGAAAGCCGTTTTTAGAGTTGCCCCGGCATTTGCGCAATGCCGTAATGTCGCATGAACAGGGGCATGTCGATCTGCACCACCTTGAGAAAGGGTGGCTTTGTTTGCTGGTCACGCCATGGTTATTTTTCAGGCTGTGCCGCAAGCAGGAATTAGAGGCCGATGCATATGCCGCGCAGCGCGGGCATGCATCGGCGCTGTTGGAATTGCTGCGCTATGACGAAAGGGAAACGTATTCGCATCCCTCGAATGCAGAGCGCAGAAAGCACCTGAAGCAATACGAATAAATTCGCCCGGCTCCCGTCAAGAGCCAAACTCGCCCGGTCGGCGTAACCGAACAATGAGGTATGAATCATGTGGGATTTGTTGAAGTCGTTTTTGTTGCTTGTCTTGTCCCGTGGTATTGGCGAGGAATCTGAGGAATCGGAGACCGAAACGGAAGAGGCCGAAACCGAAACAGAAACCGAAGAAACCGAAACGGAAGAAGCTAAACCCGAAACGGAGACCGAGGAAGAAGAGACGGAAGAGGCGCCGGCCGGAAAGCCTGAATCACGATATCAAAAGGATATGCGCGCCGCTCGTGAGCGCGCACAACGAGCCGAAGACGACGCCAAAAAGGCGCGTGAAGAGTTGGCCGCTGCGAGGCAGCAGGCAAATCCGAACGCCCAGGTTACCGAAGCGCAAAGACTCTGGCAGGAAGAAGAGAAGCTGCTGCAAGACCCGAACGCCGATAGCTGGACGCGCTACAACATCCAGTCGGCACGCAACGCTCGGGCGGCTGAGTTCAACAGCCAGCAGGCACTCGCTGAAGCCAGGGACTTGAAGGACCAGGCGGAATTTGATCGCATTGCCATGAATAATCCGAAGGCCGCAGAGCGGTACAAGGATAAAGTCGAGGAAATGAAGAGGCAAAATCCGAACGCTCCACGCAAGAAATTGCTCGCCCTTTGTTTGGGCGAAGACATGCTCGACGGTAAGCTGAAGGCGCCAACAAAACCCGCGAAAAAAGGCGACAGCGCTTCTCGCGGAAAGATGCCTGGTGTCAGGTCGGATGCTCGCTCATCTGGCGGTGGCGGCGGCGATAGCATCGAGGAAATTGAGAAGCGACTGGCAGGAGTGAATATCAGTCGTATTTAACCGGGAGTTGTCATGGGTAAATTTTCTCAGTTCTTCAAATCCGTTTTCAGCCGTGGCGTGACTAACTACTCGCCCGGCCCGACCAACCAGACCATCGCGAACGACATTGAACTGTTGATCGCGAAAAAGACGTTGCGCATCGCGCAGCGCAAGATCGTCATTTCGCAATTCGGCGAAAAGCTGACCATCCCGAAGAACCAGGGCGTCATCTATACGGCGACTCGCTATGAGCGCTTGCCGCTTCCCTATGCGCCGCTGTCGGAAGGCGTCGCCGCCGCAGGCCAAGCCATCACCATCGCCCAGGTCAACGCGACCGCCCAGCAATGGGGCGACCTGGTGCGCGTGACCGATGTCGCCGACATGAAG